AAACAGGTCAACAAATATTATCTGACGTGTTCGAAGATGTATTATCATTAGCCTTCCGTATGGATGAAAAATTATTTCCAGGTGAAAAAACAATTAACGGAATAAACTCTGGAGCACCATACGAAATAAAATACGATTCAAGAAAAGACATCAAAGGTGACTATTCTGTACAAGTACGTTACGGACTTATGTCAGGACTTGACCCAAGTAGAGCATTAATATTTTCTTTACAAGCATTAGGTGCAGATTTAGTATCAAGAGATTTCGTAATGAGAGAATTACCTTGGTCAATGAATGCTAGTGCAGAAGAACAAAGAATAGATGTTCAACGTATGCGCGATAACTTAAATCAATCAATGAGTGCACTAGCACAAGCAATACCACAAATGGTGACACAAGGACAAGACCCTTCAGACATTGCAATCAAAATGGCAGAGGTAATTAAAGAAAGACAAAAAGGAACACAAATAGAAGAAGCAGTTTCTAAAATATTTGCACCAGTTCCTCAAGAATTACCAGCCCCACAAGTTGCCTCTGGGGTACCTCCAATGGCTGCAGTTGAGCAGTCCGTCCCCTCCGCTCCTGTAACAGCCGCCCCAGAGGTCTCTCAACAACAACCACCACAAGGATTACAAGACATACTAGCCCAATTAGGATAATAATATGCCAAAACAAACCAGACCTGATTATGTAAAAATGTTTCAGGATGCTTTAAATGGTTATATTAATGATTTACATCCTTTGGGTGGAATGGCAACAGGAATAATAACTGTTGTTGAAATGATTAATGCAGAAGGTAAATATTTTTTACACATCATAGATGATGGTAAGTCTCCTATCTGGAAACTTAAAGGAATGCTTGATGAAGCACATATACAATTAGATGACAAATTTGATGAAGATGAGGATTAAATGGCTAAAGAAGTTGTATCAGGAGTAGGCAACAAATCTAAACGTACAGATTTAAACCCTTCACGTCAACAACAAAGATATATTGCTGGTGGAACATATGGTGAAGGAAAAGCATTAATGGAACAACAACAAGGTGCAAAACTTGCAGGTAAACCTGGTAAAGTTTTAAAATCACAAATACCATCAATTCCATCATTTACACCATTAACAGCACCAACTGAAAGACCATTAGAAGCACCAGAAACAGGAATGCCATTTGGTGCAGGACCAGGACCTGTAGATGTTGGATTACAAGTAGGAACAGGACAACCTGAAAGTCCACGCAAACAAGATTTAAAAAGATTAACAAACTATATACCAATAATAGAATTTGCAGCAAATCAAGAAGGTGCACCTGCAACACTTAGTACATTTGTAAAATATTTACGGAGTTTGTAATGGCTAGTCAAATATCAGATTGGGCATTAACATTCTCAGACTACCTTGACGCATTCGGTTTTGACAATGCAGGTATTGCTTGGGGACTAGCACACACAGATGGTTTAACTAGAGAAGACCATAAAACAATAATTGATGTTTTAACAAAGGAATACCCTGAATGAGTTTAGTTTCAGACTGGGCTAATTGGGTTGATAAAAGTGTTATTGAAAAAAGTAAAGCCTTACTTGGCGAAACTTTAGAATACTTAGCACCTGAAGACACCAAAAGAAGAGCAGCACTAGATTGGATGGGTACACAGCAACGCAGAGTCGGTGCTGGAATCTCAACAGGTTTACTTTTAACAGATAAAGAAAACCCAGAATTTCAAGATGGTTTTCAATTATCCGATATTGCTTCAACATATCAAAAATATGGTACAAAAATATCACCAACACAAGCACTTTTTACTGCCTCAGATATTCAACCATTCAATTTACCAGCAAAAGTAATACGTACAGGCTACAAACTTGTAGGTCAAGAAGAAAAAACACCAACAGGTGCACGTGCAGACTTCAATATTTATGATGATGCACAAAGACGTAAAGCATTTGATGAAGAAATTATAGGTAAATGGGCTACAGGTGCTGGAGATTTTGCAGTATCTTGGTTTTCTGACCCTTTTGTTGTCACATCTAAAGTTGGTTTAAAGATTAAAGCCAAAACTTTAACACCAAAAGCACCACTTGGTGATGTACAAGCCATAGATAAAACTTTATCAAGCAAAGGTGCATCACAATTTATAGATTTTGCATTAGAAAATGATGCATTAACAATTAGACAACATCCTGTTGCAGCAACATCAACAAACCCTGAACTAGTTGCAGGTATATTTGCTGACATAAACATAGAAACTTACGGTTCTAAAGCAAGACCAATCGCTGAAGATGCATTCCGCGCAATGCTTAATGATGAACAAGCATTAGGAAGACTACAAACAGAAGCAGCATCATTAGCAGATATTATTGATAGAGCCAAATCTTCAGGTTTAACTAAACACGATTTAGAATATACAGCAAAACTAAACGGTTACGATAACGTTTCAGAAATGCTTATGAATGAACCTAAACTTTCTGCTAAACAAGATGCAATTTTAGATGATTTAAAGAAAAGAAATAAAGCATTACGTTCAGTTTTAACAAGAACAACTAATGCTACATTAGAATCACCATTTATTAGCGAACGTTCTATAGTTCCATCACCATTTGCATTTGTTGAAAAGATACGTGGCGAAGTTGCAGTATCAAAAGCCAAAGCAAAAGTTAACGAAACAACAAGACTTAAAACAGGTAATTTAAATAAGATTGATGGACTTGAATGGACTGTTACAAACTTTAAACAATCCATATTTGACCACGGAGTTAGAGTAATATCTTGGTCAGGTTTACAAAGACCTTCAGGATGGCTAGAACATAAAGGTATATCCTCAACAAACTCTAGCGATGAAATAGTTGCATTCCTTGACACAGTAAAATTGTGGAAAAATAATAAGGGTGCAGTAATTAAAAGAGATTTAATTAATAAATACATTTCAGCAACCACTGATGCTGACCGTATTGCTGTTGCATTAAACATTGAAAACAAAACAATGCAAGCAATCAACAAAAAATATAAACTTGATAAGAAATTAACAGCAGAAGAGAAACAAGCCTTCCGTAAAGAAGGATTTGAACCTAATACATTATCAGATGTTGTTATACATAAACTTAATATGCGCCGTTCAAATGTTCTAGAACACTATAGAACTAAAGGATATGACATCCAAGATGGCGAATTTGTTATAACAGACCCAGTATTAAGTTCACAAATAGGTGATGCTTTACCTTTAATTGATATTAAACTTTATGAAAGATTTGCTAGAGAAGAACTAAATGCTGGATTAAAAGCATCATTAAGTGTTGTTGATTTCTTTGAACGCACAATGTATGCATTTGATTCTGTATGGAGACCAGCAGTATTACTTCGTTTAGGTTATCCTCAACGTAACGTTGGTGAAGGTTTACTACGTACAGCACTATATCAAGGTAATGCTTTAGATATAACTATGGCATTAATTAAAGGAACAAAGAATTCTTTTAATAACTTCTATCATACTGCATTTGGTAACCGTATAGATAAATATCTTATTGCTAAAGAACTAGGTCTTAATGCACCTAAAGCAACATTAGGTAGTTGGAAATCTTTAATAAGATGGCAAAAAGCAGAACTGCAAGTTGTTAAAAATAGATATCAAAAACTTAGTCAAGATTTATTAAAACAAAAAAAGATAGTTCAAGATAAGAAAACTAAAGCGTACGAAAAAGCACGCGCTGAACAAACTATTGAAAAGATTAAAGAAGATTTAGATGATGTATCTAAAACTTTAGATACTCAAGAAAAACTTTATTCAGAATTACTTCTTAAAATATCAGCAGCAACAGAAAAACGTGGTAGCAAATATAATAAATTACGTTTAGGTCAAGAAGAAGTAACTGCTAGTGGTATAACTTTTCAAGGTTCAGCACAAGGTTCACTTGGTCAAATAGGTATGAAACTTGCTTCATCCCTACAAAGACAAAGAAAAGAAATACGTAACCCTTTAATGCAATCCAGCCAATACCGTACATATGGTTGGACAATGTTAAACCCTGAAGATTTAAACTATTGGGGTGCATTATCTGTTAACGGTAGACAATTACTTGAAGCAGAAGTAACCAGACGTATGTTTGGAATTAATCCACTTCTAGGTCCAAGAAAAGTTAGAGCAGAATTAAATAAAATTAAAGAATGGTTTACTTCAAGTGACCGTGTTGCAAGAGAAGAATTTCGTAACACAAACATTTCAATTAATGAAGTTGACCAATATATTGTTGATAGATGGAATACTGTAACATCATACTTTCCTGATGCCACAGTAAGACAACAAATGTTTGAAACAGGTAAAACATTATCACCATATGAACTTGAAGGACGTTTAGCAAATAACGAAAGTTTAGTACCTATCCACGGTGAAGTTATTGCTAAAGCACAAGGCAGAACTATTAGAGAAGCAACAAGAGATTTAACTGATACTTTATTTAAATATCTTGGTTCAATGCCTGAAGATATTTTAGTTCGTCATCCTTTCTACGATAAAGTTTATAAGAGTGCTTTACAACGTGGTGCTGATTCTTTAATGGCACAATCACAACGTATAGGTAAAGCACCTTCAGAAGCATCTATTCGTGCAGTTGAAAAAGCAGCACATAGAGAAGCATTAAAAGAAACAAACCGTGTACTATTTACTATTAAAAGATATTCAAATCTTGCAGGTATTGTACAGTTTGCACAACCTTTTATTCAAGCACAATTAAACTCTTTCCGTGTATGGGGAAGATTACTATTTGAAAATCCAACAGTACCTTTAAGACCAACACAAATATGGAATGACCCATTCAATAAAGAGTTAGTACAAAACGACCCTGAAACTGGGGAACCTGTAGTAACAATGCAGATACCTCAATCTTGGCGTAAATATAATTTGTTTGCTAGCGTTAAAGAATTAAGATTTCCTATAACAAGATTTAATATTGTATTTGCTGGACAACCTTGGTATTGGGCAGGATTTGGTCCTGTTATACAAATACCTGCATCACAATTTGTTAAAGCATTTCCAGAAATAGATATAACAACTGGTGTTCCAATAAAAGAAAAATTTATTAATCCACTAGTTTTACCATTTGGTTCATCTAAAGAACCAGTATCTTATGACTTAGCATTTCCTGCTATGGCTAAACGTATAGTATCTATTATACGTAGAGAAGATGATAATGCTTTCTTTTCAGCATTACAAAAATTAACAGCAATAGAGAATCAAAAATTCAGAGAAGGTTTACGTACAGAAGAACCTACTCCTGGTGAAATGATTAATAGAACTGTTGGTTTCTTTGCTTTACGTTTAGGAATAAACGCAACATTTGGTATCATTCCAGATTACGGTTTAGAATATAAACCATACTTTGATATATACAATAGTTATAGAGATAAGTATGGTCAAGAACAAGCAGATGCTTTATTCTATGAAAAGTATCCAGACTATTTTGAAATGGTTATTACAACTTTCCGTAAGAATACTACAGGTTCTGAAGGTACACCTCAGGCTGTATATCAATCTAAAAAGAATGAAGATTTAATAACTAAAGTTATTGCAGAAGACCCATATATTACACAGTTAATAACTAATGATATTGGTGCTGAAGCAAAATTTGACAATGATGCATATATTTGGCAATTAAATAATAAGCCAGGTGTATCAGGTGGTGTAACTTATCGTTACAATATCTCACCTGAACAGGCTCAAAGAGAAGCATCTATTAAATTAGGTTGGACAGAATATAACAGTTTTATGAACTGGTTAAACTCTAAAGCCGAACAAGATGGTTTTGCTAATATTCAAGCCAAAGGTGCTACATATCTTAAAGATATTAGAAAGCAATTTGTTGAAGACCAAAGAGAAAATAATCCTGAATGGTATAAACATTATACTGAAGGTTTTCAAAAGGATAAATATAAATCAACTCTTCGTGCTATAGATTTAGTATTAGAAGATAAAAAATTTACAAATAGCGAATGGTTCAAAAAAGAACCAGCATTTCAATGGCTAGTAGATTATATGGATTTAAGAGATTACATTAGTAAACAATTAAACCCTGAAGAATATGACCCTGAAGCACGTAAAGCAATATCATCAGATATTGATTCTCCAAGTAATTCAGAACTTGCAACTATATTAAGTAACTTTGTTGCTGATGCTAAACGTAATTCACCAAAATTCAGTATCTGGTATGACAGATATCTTGAACAAGATAAGTTTGGGAGACTTTAATTAAATGGCTGGACCAATTAAATTTGAAACCGATTGGGAATCTAAATATGGTTCTGGTTCTACAACCAATACAGGCGGTACAGGTGGTAGACCTAGTGATGGTGGTAAACCAACAGGTAGAACTGTAACTATTGGTTCAACAACTTATTCATTAGGTAAAGCATATGACCTTTTTAATAAAGGTGATAAAGCAACCAAACAACAAATCTTATCTATAGTTACAACATATAATCCTGGATATAATCCTACAAGACCAGATGCTGTAAATACTGCTTTCAATAAAATACTTGATTCATTTAGTCAATCTAAATCAAATGATTTTACTAGTTGGTTTGTTAATGAATCTAACCTTAATGCAGATTTATTAGGTATGAGTTCAGGAACAAGTACTGTTCTTCAACCATCTATAACAACAGCAGAAGATGCATATAAATACTTTAATGGTTTAATGCGTGACTATGTAGGTATGGATGCTAATAAAGCAGACTTTAAATCTTTCTATAATCAATTAAAAGCATTAGAAAAAAGTAAAGTTGCTAAACAAACAACTGTTCGTAAAGATGGTGTAGTTACACAAATAAGTACACCTGGTGTTACTAATGAAGACCGTGAAGAATTAGCATTAAATTATGTTTCTAAATACATTGATGCTAAAGGTATTGAAAATGTTGGTGGTGCTATAGGTGGTAACCTTAGAACTATTCGTCAATTAGCATCAGATTATAACGTTGCTTTATCTGATAAAGAAATACGTCAATATGCTTTATCTGGTTTAACAGATAAGAATGTTGTTGAAACTGTTAAAACTAAAATGCTTAACATTGCTAAAGCAACATATCAAAACCTTGCACCATTTCTTGATAAAGGTTTAACTGTTAAAGATATTGCTTCACAATATATTAATAAGATGTCTAATGTTTTAGAAATAAATCCTGACACAATTAAACTTGATGATAGATATATTCAAACAGCATTATCAACTCTTCCTAACTTTGGAGACTTTAATAGAATGTTACGTAATAGTCCTCAATGGGAATATACAGATAATGCTAGGTCTGAAGCCGCAGGTTATGTTAATAAGATTCTCTCAGATTTTGGATTACGATAAATGGCAAAAGTAGATAAGAATACTGGTAAAGTTACCGTACAAAAAGGTGACACTCCTGCAAGTATTGCTAAAGCAGTAAGTTCAGTAACTGGTCAAAAGGTTACTGCTGCACAAATTAATCAAGCAATATCTGCTAATCCTACTCTTGCTGCTAGACAAAAAGCAGGTTCAACTGTTTTATTCTCTGGTACTACTTTTAAAGTTCCAGGTATTGCTGCTGCTTCAACACCTGCACCTGGTGCTGGTACTCCTAGAGCAGAAACAAATAGAAGAGATAATGGTGATGGCACTATTACTATTTTCTATAATGATGGTACTTCTGAAACTATAAGAGTTTCTTCTAATATTCCTACTGCTCAAGATACAGCAAGAGAAGAAAATCGTAGAAGTGCTTTTGCTTTATTAGAAAAAGAATTTCAAGATGCAGGTTTAGTTTCTTTAGCAGCAGAAGTAAGAAACTTTATGAAACAAGCATATACTGCTGAAGAAGCATCATTACTTTTACCTGAAACAGAAGCATATAAAACTCGTTTTGCTGGTAACACTGGTCGTATAACTAGAGGTTTACCTGCATATAAACCTGGTGAATATTTACAAGCAGAACAAACATATCGTGATTTATTTTCACAATATGGTTTACCTGAACTTGCTACACAAGATACATACAATTCTTTAATTGGTGGTGCTGTTTCTATTGATGAAGCAAAGAGTCGTATCTCTAATGTTTTTGCTAGAATTGATGCAGCCCCAACAGAATTAAAACAACAACTAAGTCAATACTTTACACAATATGGTGTAGGTGACCCAACTAAGCAACGTTCACAAGTTGCTCTTGCTTTAATGCAAGGACCTCAAGGTATCACAGAATTAGAATCTAACTTACGTAAAGCACAAATCCGTACAGGTGCAGCATTAAGTCAAGTAAGTGTTGAAGAACCATATGTTACTGAACTTGAAAAACAATTAAGTGCATATAGTCCAGAACAAGTTGGCAATATCGCTAAAGAAGCATATGCAACTGTTTCTGAAATAGCACCAACTGCTGAAAAACTTGCACAAATATCTGGTGAATCTACTACAGGTTTACAGAAAGAATTAACACAAGAAGCAATCAGTAAGAGTACTGGTGTACTAATGCCTTCTCAAAGACGTAAGAAGTTAGAAGAACAAGAAAAAGCCAGATTTGGTGGACAAGCAGGAACTTCAACAGTTTCTCTTTCACAAAAAGCAACTGCTGGACAATTCTAATATAAGCCCTCAGTAGGATACACCAGCCCCTACGAGAGTAACAAGACTGGTAGCAAGAGCCAATACTATTTCCCCAAATAACTATTGAGGCTTGCGACAACTACAAACAGATGGGAGACCGTTGCGATGAGCAACAACTATCAAGACTGGGAAGATGATGAGGACTTGGATGTTCAAGACACAAGACAACCAAGTGATAGTGATTTATTAAAACAACTCCGTAAGGAATTGAAAAATAAAACTAAAGCATTGTCTGAACTAGAACAACAATTAAATACAGTCCGTGCTTCACAACGTGATGCAACAATCAAAACAGTCCTTGAATCTAAGGGCATTAATCCAAAGATAGCAAAGTTTATTCCAACAGATGTTGATTCTTCACCTGAAGTTATCAGTACTTGGATTGACGAAAATGCCGATGTTTTTGGAATTGCAAGTAACAAGGAGGAACAACCAGCCCCTAATTTGGCTGCGCTACGTTCCATTGATTCTGTTACAGCAAATGCTCAATCACCAGCCAATGCAGATGATATGGCTTTAAGAATTCAGAACGCAACTGAAGAAGAACTTATTGCTATGATTCACGCTGCTGGCGGTGGATACGGCTCATAAAAATCAACCAAAAAAGGATAAAGGTAAATGGCAAACGTCTATACCTCTACTGACGCTGGTTCGCTCGGTACTTCTCTTGTAGTATCAGCCTACGATAAGTTAGTAGAATTCGCGTTACGTTCACAACCTCTTCTTCGCTCAGTAGCAGATAAGAGACCAGTTAACGTAACATCCCCAGGTACATCTGTAACATTTCAAATTTACAATGACTTGGCACAAGCAACAACCGAATTAACAGAAACAACTGACCCAGATAGCGTTGGAATTCCTTCAACAACTTCTGTATCAGTTACTCTAAAAGAATACGGTAACGTTGCATTAGTAACTCGCAAACTGCAATTAACATCTTTAACAGATGTTGACCCAGGTATTGCAAACATCCTTGCATTCAATATGGCAGATTCTATCGACGAAGTTGTACAAACAGCACTTGTTGGTGGAACTAACATTCGTTACGCAAAAGGTTCAGACACAACTCGTCCTTCTGCACGTAACCAAATTGATGCAACAAACACAATCAAAGCCGAAGATATTCGCTTTGCAGTTTCTAAACTACGTGCAGGTAAAGCCTTAGCACGTAAAGGAAGCCTATACTGGTGTGCAATACACCCAGAAGTTTCACACGATTTACGTGAAGAAACAGGCTCTGCTTCTTGGAGATTGCCACACGAATACAACTCAAATGAAAACATTTGGGCTGGCGAAATTGGTACATTTGAAGGTGCATATTTCATCGAGTCTCCTCGTATGAAGAATGCAACTGATGGTGCATCATCTGCTCGTGTATTCCGTACATTGTTAGCAGGACAACAAGCATTAGCAGAAGCAGTTGCTGAAGAACCACACGTAGTTGCTGGTCCAGTTACTGACAAGTTAATGCGTTTCCGTCCTCTAGGATGGTACGGTATGTTAGGATTTGCTCGCTACCGCGAAGCAGCCTTATACCGTATTGAATCTACATCCAGCATCAACGCTGCATAATTAGATTCAAATCACATTTAAAGCCCCTTGGTATAGAAAACCTTGGGGCTTTACTTATTTAGGAGAAAATAAATTGCCAATCTTTAGACCGCCAACAGTTGATGAGGGACCTGCAGGTGGAGGTAAATTATTTTCAAGATACAAACTTAAAAGGGGCGAAAGTATTGTTAAAAATGGTGCAACGTATACTCGTGTTCGCACTCCGTCTCTTGATGAATTCCTTGCTGCTACTTTTGTTTATCAAGGTGGTCACGAGTATGAAGTTACTGAAGGTGAAAAGTCTGCGCTCATTGCAGCAGGTATTGGTGTTACGGAAGGAAACTTCACGTGAACGATATCATAATAGCAGGTGCTGTTGCGACAGCGATTGTTGCAGTATATGCCCTGATTGCGATTCCTTTTAAAACATTAAAAATATTTTTTACTTGGTTAGATAAATTTCGTAGAGACTGGGAAGGCGAAGATGCTGAACCAGGTAGGGATAGAGTTCCAGGTGTAATGGAACGACTTAATAGACTTGATGGTGAATTATCTAATAATGGTGGTTCATCATTGAAAGATGCAGTACAACGTATTGAAAAGAAATTAAACTCGATAGAAAGAAAATTGGGACGATGAGTTTACACCCTTTAAAAACACATCCAGAATATGTTGAGGGATGTTTTGGTTGTAAGGCTTCAACACTTGATTTAAATCCTGGTGAAGCAAACTCTAGATTAACTATGAGTAAAAAGAAATGGGACAATGAACTTGCGTTATATCGCGAAGCACGTAGACAAGGTATTCAACCTGATTCTACTAAAACTAAAGATATACGTAAGGCTATAGATATATCAAACAAAACTGGGAAAGCGTACGGTAACTAATGTCAATAAAAGGCGAAAAATACAAAAGCAAAAAAGCAATGATGAAACACGAAAAATCAGAATCTAAAGCAATGCGTATGAAAGAATACGGTAAAAAAGGTTCTATGAAAAAAATGGGCAAAAAGAAATAATGAAGAAAACTAAAGCCCAAGCAAAAATTTCTAAAGTAATGAAAGAATATAAAAAGGGTGAACTTAATATTGGTAAGTCACCTAAAAAAGTTAAGTCTAAGAAACAAGCAATTGCTATTGCTTTGTCTCAGGCTGGCAAATCAAAGAAGGGTAAAAAATAATGTGTGCAACTTGTGGATGTAATTATCCTAACTATGAACACGTAATGGCAAAAGTAAAAGGTGAGAATCCTATGCCTGATAATAAAGGTGTAGCAGTTCCTCCAATGCCACGTCAAGGAAGTGAGAATCCTAAATAATGGCTAGAGCAAAAAAACAATCTAATCCTATTGTTAAAGCATTTAACAAAGATTCTGGTGAACGTGTAAAAGATAAATCAAATTATGCTGTTTATGAAAAAGGAAACGGAAAAGAATACATTCAAATTTATGGTCCTTCAAAGATTCCTTTTTTAGCAAAACAAATTGGTAAAAAATATGAAGTTCCTAAAGGCAGTTATAACACTAGTTCAGCAGAAAAAGGTAGAACTGAACTTCGTGCTGTTAATGCTTATAGAAGAAAAACACAAACACCTAAACCTAAAAAATTATACTAAGGATAACAATGGCAAAAATTAAAGTATCTCAAGCAACCATTGATAAAATTAAAAAGATGGGTATGACTAAGGCTCTTGGTTCTGCTTCTTCTAATAAAAGTGCAGAGTTTCAAGAAGGTCTTCGCCGTATGTATGGTGAGAAAAGATTATCTAAAGCATTAGGTTCTACTTCTAAATCTAAAGCAGTTCCTCGTTCTGCTGTTAAGCAAGACAAAGTTGCTGTTGCTTTTAAGAAAGATATTGGAGTTAGAATGAGTCCAAGAAACTCTGTTCCTTCTAAACCAGATTACCGTTCAGGTATGTCTTTATTAAAGAAACAACAAACACAACAACAGCAACGTATTAAGGCTATGTCTTCTTCTGAACGTAAAGCATACTATGGTACACAAGCAAAACAAGTAGCAAAAACTGCTTTGTTTGTTGCTTCTGCTCTTCCTATGGGTAGGGCTGCTATGGGTGCTGCTTCTGCACCTAAACTTATTAAAGGTGCTATGGCTGCTGCTAGTAGAGTTCCTAAAACTAGAGCAGGTGTTGCTGCAGCAACTGCTGCTAAATATAAAAATACTCCTCCTTTAAAGAGTACTAAATCTTTAGCCAATTCTGGTAAGATGAAAAAAATTGGTAGAGAAGTACTTGGAGAACGTGGTCGTAAAATATAAATGGACAGAGTAGTTAAAGCATTTAGAAATAATTCTGGTGTTCGTTTGCCTAATCTTCCACCTAAACCAACAGGTGAAGGTGGAGGAGGTAAAGGTAAAGGTGGTCAAATACCTATGCCTGGTACTGAAGGTATGGTAACTAGAAGTGAATATGATGCAAATAGAAGAAGCAATATTCTAGATAGTTTGAAACAAAAAGAAGCAATTCTTAAAGAAAAAAATGCTTTAGTTCGTGAACTTAAAAAAGGTAATAATTTAACTAAACTTGCAAAAGCAGAAGATGCGGCAAAACTTGCAAGAGCAGATGTTGCAAAAACTAAAAGAAATATTCGTGACATTAAAAGAGGAAAAAGATGGGGCAAATGAAAGATTCTAGATTAAAACGTGCAGGTGTATCTGGTTATAATAAACCAAAACGTACACCAAGTCATCCAACTAAATCACATATTGTTGTGGCTAAAGTTGGAAGTAAAGTTAAGACTATTCGTTTTGGTCAACAAGGTGTTACTGGGGATAGACAACCTACTAAACGTCAAGCATCTTTTAAAGCACGTCACGCAAAAAATATTGCTAGAGGTCCAATGTCTGCAGCCTATTGGGCGGATAAAGTTAAATGGTAAAGAAGAAAGCATTCTGGGATAAGAAGAACCCAAAGAAAACTTCTAAAAAATTAACACCAGCACAGATTAAAAGTGCGAAGGCTCGTGCTAAGGCTGCTGGTCGTAAGTATCCAAATCTAGTTGACAACGCTGCTGTAGCAAGGAAATCTAAGTGACAACATTTAATGAATTAGTTGAGGAAGTTTTAATAAACCTTGAAGGTTTTACACTTCGTCAAGATAGAACAACATACTTAACTGCTGGTATTGATAGTGATGATTTAAACATTGCATTAGCCAGTGGTGATAATATTGGTAAAGGAATAATTGAGATTGATGATGAACTTATCCACATCGACTCTGTTGACCGTACTGACCGCTCCGCAGTTATCTCCCCATTCGGTAGAGGCTATCGTGGTTCTACTGCAGCGTCACATTCAGCAAATGCAAGAGTAACTTTTGCTCCAAGTTTTCCACGTATCTCTGTAAAGCGTGCAATTAACGATACACTTCGTGCTTCATATCCAAACATTTATGGTGTAGCAACTTATACTTTTACTTTTAATTCTTCACAGAATACTTATCAACTTCCTGTTGCTGCTGAAACTATCCTTGCTGTTTCTTGGGACACTATTGGTTCTAGCCAAGAATGGTTACCTATTAGACGTTGGAGACACGACCCAATGGCTAACACTACAGATTTCGCTAATGGTAATTCCATTACATTAAATGAAGCAATTCTTCCTGGACGTAGTGTTCAGGTTGTTTATGCTAAAACACCTACAGCATTATCTTCTGGTAGTGATGTATTTACAACAGTGACTGGACTTGAGGAATCTAGTCGCGATGTTATTGTCTACGGTGCTTCATATCGTATGGCATCTTTCCTTGACCCTGGTCGTTTAACATTCACTGCTCCTGAAGCAGATGCTAATGACCAGACTCGTCCATTTGGTTCTGGTACTTCAACTGCAAGATATTTGTACAGTTTGTATCAGCAACGTTTACAAGAAGAAGCCAACCGTCTAAACGGTAAATATCCAGTAAGGGTCCACTATGTCTCGTAAGTTTTCTAGCGTCTCTCTTGAGACTGAAGTTGTTGGTTCTTTAACCACTTCTGCTACTTCTATTACTGTTGTATCTGCAACCAATTTACTTGGTGGTATTAACCCTGCAGATATTTCATCAACTAATGATTTCATTATTGTTTTAGACCCTGAAACTTCTAGTGAAGAAATTGTTAGAGTTACTGCTGTAGCATCTAACACTTTAACTGTTGTTCGTGGTCACGATGGTTCTACTGCTAAAACACACACCTCTGGTGCCAAAGTTAGACATATGGCTATCGGTGAAGATTTACGTAATAGTGCCACACATATTGATGCTACTGCAGCACACGGTGCTACTGGTGCTGTTGTTGGTACAACTAATACTCAGACTTTAACTAATAAAACTATTGATGCTGCAAGTAACACTATTAGTAATATTGCTAATGCTAACGTTGCTTCTGCTGCAGCAATTGCTGATACTAAGTTAGCAACTATTTCTACTGCAGGTAAAGTACAAAACTCTGCTACTACTGCTACTTCAAGTAACTCTGGTTCAGCGATTGTTGCAAGAGATTCTTCAGGTAACTTTAGTGCCACAACTATTACTTCTAATTTAACAGGTAACGTTACTGGTAATGCTTCAACTGCAACTACTCTTGCAACTGCTAGAAACTTTCAAATCCTTGGTGATGTTGAGGCTTCTGCTCAATCGTTTGATGGTTCAGGAAATGTTAATTTAACTACACAGATTTCTGCTGGTGTTATTGTTAACGCAGATATTAATGCTTCTGCTGCTATTGATAAAACTAAGATTAGTGGTACAGCGATTACTGCTGCTGATACTGGCACTGTTACTAACACTATGTTGGCTGGTTCTATTGCTAACTCTAAATTAGCAACTGACCCTCTTGCTCGTGCTAACCATACTGGTACGCAGACTGCTTCTACTATTTCAGATTTTGATACACAGGTTCGTACTTCTAAAGTAACTGACCTTGCTGCACCTACTGGTTCATTCTCTATGAATAGCCAAAAGATTACTAACCTTGCAACACCTACAACAAGTACTGATGCTTCAACTAAAGGTTATGTTGATACTTCTATATCTAACTTGATTGATGGTGCTCCTGGCACTTTGGATACTTTGAATGAGATTGCTGCTGCTATTGCTGATACAGCAAATTTCTCTGACACTGTTGTTCTCAAGTCTGGTTCTACTATGTCTGGTAACTTGGCTATGGGCACTAACAAGATTACTGGTATGGGTGACCCTACTTCTGCACAAGATGCTGCAACTAAGAACTATGTTGATACTGCAGTTATTGCACCAACTAATTTAACTGGTGTTATTACTTCTGTTGCTAATGTTACTTCGATTGCTTCACAGACTGGTACTGGTACTAAGTTCGTTGTTGACCAATCACCAACTATTGTTACTCCAACTTTAAGTGGTAATACTACTGCTGGAACTATTAACAATACTACTATTCCAAGTTCTGCAACTCTTGTTAAAACTTCTGATACTAGTTTACTTGTTCCAAGTCAAACAGGTCAGTCTGGTAAATACTTAACTACTGATGGTACTTCTACTTCTTGGGATACTGTTTCTAGTGGTTCTGCTACTTACTATCAAACTTCTGCACCTACTGCCACTGCTGTTGGTGAGTTGTGGGTTGATTCTGATGCGACAGCATCTGTTCTAAATAGTAATGATTTTGTTCAGAAGACTAATATTTATTCTGAAGCAATTCATCCGTTTATGTTGATGGGAGCCTAATGGCAAAGCAAGCGTACGTATATTCTGGAACTGAGTGGGTTCCTTTAGCATCTGAGGTTACTAATCTTAGTGCTTATCAAACTAAAGCATTGAACCAATATCCTAATAGAAATCTTATTATTAATGGTGCTATGCAGGTTGCTCAACGTGCTACATCTGTTGCTTCTATTACCACAAGCGGATATAACACAGCAGATAGATATCGTGTAGCGATAGCAACTTTAGGTACTTGGACTCAATCAGTAGAAAACGATGCACCTACAGGTTCTGGTTTTAGAAAATCATTAAAGATGCTTTGCACTACTGCAGATGCTTCACCTGCTGCAGGAGATGAAGTTAGTATTTCACAAAACATTGAAGGACAAAATCTTCAACATATTAAAAAAGGTACAGC